CATATGGGGACCCGGTGATTTATCGCCAACACCTTTGAGCCTATGTAAGAGTATTTAAGTTCTTACAACTGGGTTCTACCCTGTGGCTCTAACTTTCTCCAATGGATCACTGCCATGTCCTATAAAGTTAAAAGACGTGTCACCTCATCGGTGCCCGGCTTTCGTAACGAGACTCGTTCCTTCGGGAACCTGTTCTCGGTCTCTATAGGAAACCCTCTCGCTTTTTACGAGATCGAGTCCGTGGATTCTACTGGACACCCTTTTGGATCTATTAGACTTCGCAAGAGGTATAAAGATCTTGGGGGCTCCTGTATTATATCAAGGCGCCGTATCCGATCCACTCCGACTTATGTCGACTTGTGGAGTTCGGGTAATCACAATGCTCCTATTGTCACACGTTATGTGGGACACACGGTCATTAGTGCTAAAAACGGTCCTCAAGCTCTTCCTTCTTTACCTGCTGCTCTTTCGAACTCAGTGCTAAATGCAATGGGAACTAAAGGGTGGGCTCAGTATAAGCCTTCTAAGGCTCAAGCTGGCTTTACGCAGGCTATAGGAGAGCTCCACGAACTGCCGACACTTCCAAAGCTTAACGCTTTGAAAGAGGCGATGAAGAACCTCACTAAACGCAATGCCAAAAACGCGGCAAAGTCGGTTGGTGGGAATTACCTCAACGTCGAGTTCGGCTGGGTCCCTCTAGTCTCTGATGCTATTAACCTCCTTAAGGCGGTTAAGAACTTTCAGAGCAATCTTGATAAACTCCGTCGGAATCAAGGACGGCCTATCAGGAGAGGTGGACCCGTTGGCAGTGATAGCAACACAACCACGTCGGTAACTACAACCGGAAATGGTAATCCCGGTATCAACGTGAGTTTTGGCGCTGGAAACTATAGCGGTCAGTGGACTAAGACCGTTGTAACGCAGTCAACAACAAATTATCGATTTTCTGGCCGTTTTCGTTTCTTTATCGATTTTGATAAAGCGATGAAAGGCGACATTTTTGCCGCTGGCCAGATAACTCGAATCTTATTTGGTGTTGATCCGCTTTACGCGGCTTATCAACTGATGCCATGGTCGTGGCTTCTGGACTGGTTCTCCTCTACAGGAGCTGTGTTGGATAATCTCCTTCACGACGGTGCAGATGACCTCGTAGCCGATTATGCTTATATCAATGGTAAGACTACAACTATCGTGCAGACGTTCATAACTCAATATTTGAACGACGGCTCGGGAGCTAAGTCCTACTCTTGGTATCAAGAAGACATTACCACCGTCTTCAGGCGCATAAAGGCGTCCCCATTTGGATTTGGCCTTCTTATCCCAAACTTAAGTTTGAGACAGAAGGCAATCCTGGCTGCGCTTGGTTTAACCAGGCTTGGCTAGGTGCTCTGTAAGAATTGTTCTTACAGGGCTTTTCCTCTCTAGGAGCTGTGCCATGTTGGCCGACCCTCAATCAGTCACAATTAACTCTGTGGCTACTTCCCTGCCCGCTGTTTTGCGTGGCCTCGATACTTCAGCCTACCAAAAGGATGATGGGACCGTCAAACTGACGATCGCTCATACCTATGGTAAGCGGACTCGGCGCTCCGTGCGCTTGGATCACTCCAAGATCGCCGCGGACCCGCTGATTTCCGCGCAGAACATCAAATATTCGATGTCTGCGTACCTCGTCATTGATGTGCCGGTTACCGGTTACACCATTGCTGAGGCGAAGTATATCGTGGACGCGCTTACTGCGTACCTCACCGCCAGTTCTGGCGCCAAGGTTACGAGCGTGCTCGGTGGCGAATCGTAATTCGTCACCAGGGAACTACGCGCTTCTGCTGGTAGTACCTCTTATCGTGGTAATACTTCTTTTCCTTGCGGTGTTTCTATACATCGGTTTGGATAAAGCAGCTGCGTTGATCGAGAGTCGTCCCATGGCTATGGATGCTCAGCAACCCTTTTCACAGGATCGCGAACATGAAAAGCCTGATGCAACTCTTGGAGAAAGTCCTCTTAGATCTGAGGACTTGGTGTAGCGTAAGCACCACCCGTGATTTTGAAACCGTCACGGGACGGGTTGAACACGAGGGATTATCATTTCTCATGATAACCCTTCCTTCCTTTTGTTCAGATTTCGAAAGATCTCTGGCAAATGGTCGGATTGACTCATCGCTCTTCTTAGGTTTTAAGAGGAACGGGCCTCTCCCTGCATTTCTGCAAGGTTTGACCAGTCAGGTGTTCGATCCTAGAAACGGAGTCCTACTCGACAATCCGAATCATCTCTGTGTCTTCTTTATCAGGCAGTTCTGCCTAATGTGGAAGAAAATTGAGATTCCCTGCTCACCGAGAAGGGTTTCTCGCAGTTATGACTCTTTTGTTGAGACGAACTCTCTAGTGAGAGACTGGGAGGAGAGTCTCGCGGCCTTCCTAGAAGACTGCGAGTCTACCCAACCACCCCTCTTCCGTGAATGTGAACCATTACAGCTTCACCACTTTTCAGAAGTGGCGAACTGTCTTTGGGCCTCTGTTATTGGGTCGGAATCTTTCAACCCAGAGACATTGGTCCCGAAGCACGGTCCTGGTACCACCGCCGAGAAGATTTTGGGAAACCAAAAGTTCTCGTTGCGTTCTTGGCATACCAGACTAGAGGCTAGCTTCCCCTCTGATCTCTTTGTTATTCCAAATTGGAATTTCATTGATGATCTTAAGGAAGTTAGTTTCGTTCCCCCGGAGCTTGAACCTCCTTGCAGAGTTGTTCAAGTTCCTAAAACGCTTAAGGCCCCGCGCATCATTGCCGTAGAACCCGTTTGCATGCAATATGCACAACAGGCTCTCATGGAACGATGCGTTCCCCTTCTGGAACGCCACCCGCTTACTGCGGGTCGTGTTAACTTCACGGATCAAACCGTGAACCAGAAGCTGGCTCTTGAAGCATCTCTGAGTGGTAGCAACGCTACCCTCGATTTGAAAGATGCCTCAGATAGGGTCTCTGGCCGACTCGTTTGGCGCATGCTTGAGAGTGTCCCGGTTTTCCGTGATGCTCTTTTTGCTTGCCGAACCACTCGAGCCGACGTTCCTAACCACGGAATTATCCCTCTGGCTAGGTTCGCGTCTATGGGGTCTGCGATGTGCTTTCCCATTGAAGCTATGGTGTTTTACACTATAGCCATCAGTGCGATTTTACGTCACAGTGGACGCCGTGTTACCCTCGATCGGATAAAATCTGTATCGAAGGTTGTGCGTGTGTACGGGGACGATATTATTGTCCCTTCGCACTATGCGCTTTTGGTGAAGAGCGAGCTCGAATATTTTAATCTTCGAGTGAACGCCAACAAGTCCTTCTGGACTGGAAAGTTCCGGGAGTCTTGTGGGTTGGATGCATTCGACGGACATGTGGTCACACCGACCTATGTTCGTAGGATGCTTCCTTCTTCACCTAAGGATCACACTGGAGTACTATCTGCGGTTTCTCTCCGGAACCAGCTCTATAAGGCTGGTCTTTGGAGTGCAGCTAGGTATGTCCACGGCAGATTGGAGAGGATTAACATTCCTCTCCCGTCTGTTACAGGACATTCTCCCATCATCGGTCTTTTCTCCTTCCTAAAGAGTAGGAGCATTGGCCGTTGGAACGCGCTGTTACACCGTTGGGAAACTTTCGGTATATATGCGAGTTCTGCCTTTAACGAGTCAGTTCTTGATTCGTCCGGGGCTTTGATGAAGCACTTCTTACGTAGAGGGGTCGAACCCTTCATGGATAAGGAGCACTTGCTGAGATCCTCACGTCCCTCTTCCGTGTACACCAAGAAGAGGTGGGCTCCTCCTGTTTAATCAGGAGGAATTCTAGCTTAAATGCTAGTAGGAGAA